ATATCTATGACATTGATGCTGGTCGTTACTTCACTCCTACTGAGCGTGTAGCATACTGCAAGGTATGGGATATCAAGCATGTGCCTGTGTTCAAGTCGGACTTTATGCTTACTACCGAGACTGTGGCTGATTTACTACAGAAAGCAGAAGGCAAGAGTGTAATGGGTGACATTGCAGGGCCGGAACGTGAAGGTCTGGTGTACAAGTGTAACGAACAGCAAGTGTCCTTCAAGGCAATTTCTAACAAGTTTTTACTTAAGAGTGGTGGGTAGTTGTGTTAGTTTATTTTTATAAAGGATTAATTTATGTTTAATGATATTCGTTTTGTTGCTGCCGTGCGTACATTGGCAGTTGTTGCAGCCGCAGCAGTAGGTGTAGTAATTTTTAATGTAGCAATTATCTACGGTGGAAATCAGTTTATTTTTTTTGCGCTTATAGCAGGTGCACTGTATCTATTCATTTCCGGAGTATATAGCACCATGCTATATAACTTAAAACACAAGAAAGAATTAGAAACACTTTCTGACGATATTGGTCGTATGGACAAATAAGGTTGATGAGCTAAGAAGGGACTTGTGTCCCTTCTTGCCATTACAGTTGCAATCGTATATTCAACTATGTTATACTAAGTACTAATATGAAACAATGTAAAATAATCGTTAAGGATGAAGTCAATTGCAAAATTGAAGGACTTGAACTAACTGAACGCAAAGCACTGGTTAAGATGTTTGAGTACGATGTGCCCGGTGCACGATATCTTCCCGCTGTGCGTCTTGGTAGATGGAATGGTAAAGTAAGTTTTTTCAGTTTAGGTGGCAGTAGCTATGTTAATCTATTACCCGAAATACTACCCTTCATTGATAGCCGAGACTATGATATTGAACTAGAGGACCTGCGTACATATAGTACAACGTTTAAGTTTGCAGAAGTGTCCGAGGAAACATTCAAACATAAAAATTGGCCCGAAGGTCATCTATTAGCGGGTACTCCGATCATGTTGCGTAATCACCAAGTTGTAGTATGTAACAACTTTCTTAGCAACCCGCAAAGTTTAGTGGTCGCCGCAACTGGTAGCGGGAAAACAATGGTTACGGCTGCACTTAGTTATCGGGTTGAAAAGTACGGTCGTAGTATCGTAGTAGTTCCAAACACTGATCTAGTTAAACAGACTTCCGAGGATTATGAAAATGTAGGGTTAGATGTTGGGGTATTCTACGGTGGTAAAAAAGATTTAGGTAAAACTCATACTATCTGCACCTGGCAAAGTTTACATGCATTAGTAAAAAATTCTGCAAAGGAAGATGCGGAAGTAACTATCCAAGAGTTCCTGGAGGGTGTTGTTTGTGTGATAGTTGACGAGTGCCATGGAATTAAAGCGGATGCTCTTAAGACTATGCTAACAACAGTAATGGCTACAATACCTATTCGTTGGGGATTAACCGGAACATTACCCAAAAGTGATATGGACGGAATATCGTTGAAGGTTAGTGTAGGTGAAGTCGTACATAAATTAGCTGCTACTGAGTTACAAGAAATGGGTTTATTGGCTAAATGTCATGTGAATATCATTCAGTTAGCGGACACCTCTGATTACAAAACATACCAAGACGAATTGAAATTTTTGTTAGGTGACCCAAAGCGCATTAGCAAATTGGCACACCTAATACACTCTGCAAACAACAGCGGAAATACATTGGTGTTAGTTGATCGCATTGCTGCTGGCACCGCATTGTGTGATGCACTAAATGATATATCTCCGGACAGCACCGTATTTGTTAGTGGCGGAACAAAAACAAAGGCAAGAGCGGTTGAGTATCAGGAAGTTGCCACGAGTACTAATAAAATTATTATTGCCACATATCAAATTGCAGCAGTTGGTATTAATATTCCTCGCTTATTTAATGTAGTATTAATTGAACCGGGAAAGAGTTTTATACGCACCATACAGAGCATTGGACGAGGTTTGCGAATGGCCCCTGATAAATCATTTGTCCAAATAACTGATATTACTTCATCGTGCAAGTTCTCCAAGCGTCACTTGACAGCACGAAAAGCATTTTACAAAGAAGCCGGATATGAATTTGATGTGAGAAAAGAAAAATATGATTGATTGTATTTCAACCGAGACTTTTTAAGGTTGACATCTCTACTGATTTATGTTAAAATAACACTTAGAATACTTATGACAACCCTATTAATAATGATAGCTTGCGGTAGTATTTATCTTATCGGAGAAAAATCATGTTTATACTAACACTAGACACAAATACCCGCTACAATTTAGAAATGATACCCGAAGAAGTGGAAGACCTTAGATTCGCTATTCTAGACAATTCAAATCCTTCAAATGTAGATTATCATTATATCCCATTAATCTTTTTAGAAAGTTTTAATGCTCCGGCACTTGTATTAAAGATTGGTAAGCATACAATTAAGATGCCAGTGGACTGGCAGATATTGATTGGTGAAAAAGAGCATGGTGATTTAGAAACATTGCCCTTAACAAGTATCAATGATAGAGGATTTAATGCATTTGAGTTTAATCCCCTAACTAGTTTTAGTCCTACATTTCTACCCATTGAGATTGTAGATATCTATCACGATGTAACATGGTATGCTCCGCGATTGCGTAATGGACAATTCTTATGTGTACCACTGAATGATGGTCCTAAACCCGAATGTGTTTATTTTGTAAAAGAGATTAGTCGTAATTGCGAAATAGTGGATTATAGTCAGGCCTTTTAACATGAAATGTAATCATCAACGAACCCGTGACCGTTGGGTAGAAACAGAAGATTGGTATCACGGTGGCACAACAGGTGAGTGGGAATATACCACTGAATATACAACAGTTGATATTGATCTTCACCGTTATAAGTGTACACAATGCAATGAAATAATGTATTATAGCGGTAGAGCTAGAGAGTATTATGAAGAAGGTAAGACGTTTGAGTGGATCAAAGGATTAAAAGGCAATGGCAACTAAAAAAGCAGCAGTCCCAGTTGATGAAAAGTTTGACAAACAAGATTTAGACTTGTTTGAGGTCCTTGCAGCATTGGATAAGAAAGACTATGATTTCTTTGACAGGTTATCACCTGAACAACAAAAGAAGTTTGTGCCTTTCACAATGATCCAATGGCTAAGTGCTATTAAAGGTGGTGAAGGATTGAGTAGATACTATGTAATGAGTACAGCAGAGTATGCAAACAAGTATCTATTCAACGAAAATGTGCAGAAGCACCCAAAATTACAATGGCTAATGATGTGTGCAAGTAGCCCGGGAGTAGGTAAACAATATCATCAGTGGATACCTAACATTAGTCCTAAGGTAAGTAAATTACAAACACCAGCTAAACTAAAAGATATCAAAGAGTATTACAAGAAGATATATCCCAAAGCAAATGGTGATGATATTGATGCGGTTAGTGAAGCGTTTGTATCTGGACAAAAGCGCAAACTTAAATTAGCAGAATTGTTTCCTAATATGAAACTGAGTGATATTGAGGCATTAAATGAAACTATTAGTGATGAGCAACTTAAGCAATATGAAAGAGACCTCGGCAATTGATAAGCCAGTGAAGTATGGCTGCGAATTTTGTAAGAGAGAATTTCTCAAAGAATCAACCACGCTTAGGCATATATGCGAACCAAAGCGTAGATGGTTAGACAAAGATAATCACGGTAATAGAATTGCATTCCAATGTTGGTTAGATTTTTATAAAAAGAACTCAGCAGGTAGAAAGAATCGCACACAAGAAGAATTTATTCGTAGTGCATATTATGTAGCTTTTGTTAAGTTTGGTAACTATTGTGTTAGTATTAATTCAATTAATATTCCACAATACATTGATTGGCTATTGAAGAATCAGATTAAGATTGACAATTGGTGCAGTGACAGCACTTATACCAAGTATCTGATAGAGTATTTAAGGCATGAGGATCCATTTGATGCCATACACCGTAGTGTAGAGAATTGTATCAATATGGCTGAAGATGCAAACATACAACCGCATGATATGTTGCGTTATGGAAATGCAAATAAAATATGTTATGCTATCACAACCGGTAAGATTAGCCCGTGGCTGTTGTATCAAAGTGCCAGTGGTACCCGTTTTCTAGATACATTAAATGAAGGACATGTTAAAATAATCATAGATTATATCAACCCGGAACAATGGGCAATTAAGTTTAAGCGAGATATAGATGTTACAAAACGAATTAACAACACTCTTAAAGATGCAGGGTACTAGAGTTCGTATATCATGGACTGTAAGTAGCGGCATCCCTACTTGGAACGACACTTGTGCTTGGGCAATAGAAAAGTTTGGATTGCCCGGTGATAATTTTAACACACATTGTACAGAAGATTATATGGATTTCATATTCAAAGATGAGAAAGACGCAATACATTTTGCGTTGAGGTGGTTATGAAGAAGAATACAAAAAACAAAAGTCTTGTCAATACAAGAACGTTTTCTACTCTTGAAAATTCAATTGCTGATGAAATGTCAGCAGAAATAGCAAGAGAAATTGATTGGGAAATAACGTGTGAGATATTAGAACAATGGGGCTGGACGCGGGTAATACTTAACAATCATCCAACTAAACAGAAAACTCAAACATTGAAAGACTGGACTGAGGTTAACTGTAAAAGTAAAGTTAAATCACTCGGTAATCTTTGGATGTTTGAACAGAAATCTGACGCAGCTTGGTTTATGTTGAGGTGGTTATGAAGAAGAAACGTGCTATGGCTAACGCAAAATGTTTTTATGATGCAAAATGTTTTTATTATTCTATGTTTGAAGATTTTAATAACAATGCAAAAAGACTTGAAACCGGTTATGCTGAACATCAACCAAAGTGGCCTTATTGGGTTGAACCGCGGCACTACTCTAAAACAGCATGGTTAGATATGAATGTTTGGATGATAGACACATTTGGCAGCGGAAATTGGGGCTTACCTAATTGTCGCTGGGTAGGAAGTGATCGTAAGTACTGGTTCCGTGATGAATCAGATAGAACTTTTTTTATATTGAGGTGGTCATGACTTTAACAGTAGACGATATCTGTCTCCATGCTCCTCGGTGTGAGTGTATGGAGTGGATGTATGTGACTGTACCCGATTATAAAACTTATTACAAAGCTAGTAGTTGGTTACGAGATATACGCAAGTATAAGTTGATCTGTGTTAATGGTGTATATGAAGGTCCTAGACTCACTGGTGCCTTTAGATTTAAGTTCTTGTGTCAGCAAGAGTATATTTGGTTTGTATTGAGGTGGTCATGAGAGTAGAGTTTCCTCAAGGGGTGCCTGAAGGGTGTACCGAATGGTTAAACAAACATGTGGGCAAGGGCAATACGACTGTGAATATCAGTCGCACAGACAGTCCCGATTATGACTGGTTCTATGAGCGTGTACTAATCTTACCTGACTATAAGGCAAGGCACCCTGATGATCTCCTATATGTGCCTAGTATCACAGTTAAAGATCCTAAGTTAGCAGCTTGGTTTATATTGAGGTGGTCATGAACATTAAGATGAAGCAAACTCATCTTGGCAGCGTCTATTGGGAAATGCATTACAGTCTCACAGATCCTGCAAGCAAGTTTATGGAAATTTGGAACTGGTGTTGGGCTACATTTGGGCATCCTGGTACTGATCCTGACACAGGGGTAAAGAGTGAGTGGGATTATCACGGTGGATGGCTATACTTTTATGATGAAAAATATGTTACAATGTTTATATTGAGGTGGTCATGAGCAAGCGTGAAATCTACGGTATCTATTGGTTTCCTAGAACAGGTTGGATGCCGTGTGGTCTCAACATCAAAGACAAACTTTGGTGGAGGGTTATGCCCGGAGTCATTATCAACGTGCAGTGGCCCAGAGGATGGGTTGTGTTAGACGACGACGGCAATGGTGGTCAGACTTCTACCTTGTCGGCTGATCCAAACGATCACTATCGTCCTTGGATGGAAGAACATGTTGGTAAACAAGGGTGGGATTGGAACTGGGGAGTGAGCGGG